TTATTCTTCTGGCAGGTTATCCCTTGTCAGTTTCGGCAGCCATTCGATGGCAGTGTCGATATTCAGATCCAGATTGCTGCGAATGCCCTGTTTGCTTTTCTTGCGCAGGTAATGCTGGTTGTATTCGGCCAGTGCACCAGGCATATCCATACCGAATCGGGTCACAGAAACCGGTTTGTTCAGGTTGTTGCCTTTCATATAGGCAAGGTAGGCGTGATAGAGGTATTTGCGAGGATTGAACGGCACGATTTCCGCATTGCCGATTAACAGACCATCGGTTTCATGGGAAGCCACCAGATAACCACAAAAATCAACCAGTGGATCTGTACCCCGTTTAATATCCAAAGCCTCTTCGGATTTTTGTTGCTCTGCCAATAAACGCCTTGCAGTTTGTGGATCAGCAAACCGATGAAGCAGTTGCCGGATAATGATAGGCAGTTCTGCCGCGATTTTGTCCCGCAGAAGCGGATCGCGTTCGTTTTCCGGCACGACTTCGGAGAAGTTGAAAATCACCCGACGCCGCGACACTCCGCCACTGCGATCACTGAAACTCATGGCGTTGTTGTTCACTGCCAGCACCACAGCAGGAATACGGGTTGAATAGGGCTGTTTGTGCTTCGGGTCAATGGCAACTTCATCCCCACCTGTAATGGCCTTGATGCCGGAGCCATCGCCCACATAACGGGTCTGGTCGGGCAGAATAATCAACGAATACCCGACAATCAGCGCCCGCTCCCGTGGGGTTTCCAGTGCGGCCATGCTGGCAGAAACGGTATTGCCTTTCCCTGCCAGCATCATGCAAACTTCAGCAAAAATGCTTTTACCACTGCCTCCGGCACCGGTGACTTCCAGAAATAACTGCCAGTCGTAACGGTTCGCCAGCACCATAAATAGAGCGGCCAGCACTCTCTCTGTTTTGTTTTCACAGTGGGCAGTTGCCCGATTAAGCCAGCTCCAGAACTGAGGCGCATGGCTTTGCAGAGTTTCCCCCGAAACGGGGGAATTGAATTCAACGTCGTTAGCAAGCAGCAGCCAGTCATGTTTGTGATGAGGCCGGAACTGACCGATTTTCAGATCAAACACGCCATTACGGAACCCGATTAAATGGCGCTCTGGCGAGTTCATCATGGGAAGCTGTAATTTCAGTGCATCCACAGCAGCGCTGATACCGTGCGGTGAGTACGGCATTTTTTCTTCCATAAAAGCTGCCACCATTTCCCGCTGTAAATCGCGGTTACTGACCGGACACCAGACAATACCATCATAGTGATGAACGGTTTCCGAAGCGCCATCCAGTGCCAAATCACCGTTATAACGTGCCAGTAACACTTCTCCGCGCTGACTGGCTCCCATCTGGCATAAGGTTAGTTTTGACGATTCGGCATCATTGGGCTGAATCGCGGCTTTTTTAGTTATTGGTGTCGGTTGATAAAGCCCCTGAGCAAACGCCAGCTTTGCCGTTTCTACACCGTGTTGTTGGCGGTAATCGTCCCAATCGGCTTTATGCTCTGTCGGCGGCAACGTAATCCAGCCATTCACTGCAATGGCCGCTTTTTCTGCCGAGATCTTGCCGGTATTCACTTTCGGTTTACCGTTTTTATCCAGTTCACCCAGCTGATGCCAGTCATTATCTGCGGCAATAATGATTTTCGTGTCCGGCCAGCGTTCTCTGACTGATTGAGCAACGGAGAGCAGATTGCCTGCGTCCAGCGCGGCCAGAACAGCACCTTGGCATAGCTGGTTAACTGTGAGTGCCGTGGCGTAACCTTCGGTAATGATGACGGTATTGGGATGTTCTTCCAGCGCTGACAACGCAATAAACGCGCCTTTCTTCTGGCTGCCGGTGAGTAATTTTTTCTCACCATCCGGTTTGATGATCTGCGCGCCTGTGACTTTTTTGTCCAGTGTTGCGAGTCGCAACACTGCTGAATTATCAGGCAGTAACCGCTGATTAGGGCAATGCAGCCCTTTTGCGGTCAGATAGGGAGATTGTCCGGCAACAGTTTGCGCCATCAGAGCCGCTACTCTGTCGGCAATTGACTGTGTTGTTTGAATGGTTTTTCTGGCTGGCATCGGTTCAGGCAAAGGCAATGCCAGCGAGTTTGCAATGATTTTCGCCGCCTCAGTGATCGAAATTCCTTTGGTTCTTGCCACCAAATCCAGTCCATCACCATAGTTGGGGTTATCACACTGGCGGCAATGCCAGTTGCCATGATGGTGATCATCAATAAAGTGAAAACGGTCAGTGCCGCCGCAAATCGGGCAGGCACCATGTTTATCTTTCGCCGGGATATCGATACCACAAGCAGGCAGCAGATTTTCCCAATGATACATGGCGGATTTTTTCACAGATTGGATCAGGTCGAGCGGTTTTTGACGAGCGCTCTTATCTGAAAGTGTAAATTTAGGGTGAGTTTGGGTATGCTGTATATCAGCCATCATCGTTACCTCAATTAACGGTTGTTGGTCAGACGCCTCAGATGTGTTGTCGCACACTGGGGCGTTGTTTTTTTATATTACGTTTCTTATGTTATGTGTTATGCCGCTCGTGAACCTGCGATCCGTTGCGCAATCCAGTTATCAATCTCTGATTCAATAAACGCGATGGAACGGGAGCCGAGTTTAATTTGTTTCGGGAATTCCCCATCGCTAATCAGTTTGTAAATCCACGCCTTGCTATAACCCGTTCTGCGTTGAACTTCGGGCAAACGAATAAGATTTTCTCTCAAAGCTGTCATTGTCATAATTTTCCTCCTGTTACCGAGTCCTTGAGCGTTCATCGTGGACGTTGTTTGATGACAGGCGGATTATTTAAAAAGCAAGATTAAATGAACAGCGTTAATTGTTTACTCCATTTGTGAAATAAAATCCCATAGTCCATGTTCTGTATAAAAAAATAACTTTGTTGGTAGTGCCAACAACGAATAAAAAAGCACCACACCCTTATGCCTTGTATGAAAAATAGCTCTGTTGGCACTGCCAACGTGGTGTAAAAAGCAACCGTACCTTTACGTTCTTGTATCAACCATCTGTAGGTAGTATGAAAAACAGGCTGTTGTGCCCCGGGCACAGGTGTGTGAAAAATCACCTCATCTTTACGCCCTTTTGCCAAATTTTCCGATCAAGACATTTTCACCGCGTTCCAGCATCTCCATATGATCCGCATACCATTGCAGCATTTCCCTGCGCCCCTCCAGATATTGGGCATGATTGTAGGTTCCTCGGATGCTATTCTTATCAACATGAGCAAGCTGAGTTTCAATCCAAGCCGTGTTATAGCCTTGTTCATGCAGGATAGTACTCATGGTATGGCGGAAGCCGTGGCCGGTTGCCCTGCCATCATAGCCAATGCGTTTAATAACCTGATTAATGGCAGCCTCGCTCATCGGTTTACCCGCATCATTACGTCCAGGGAAAACGTATTTCCCACGCCCTGTAATAGAGTGAAGTTTGATAAGAATGGCTTTAACCTGATTGGATAGCGGGACGATGTGAGGGCGGCGCATTTTCATTCGCTCAGCAGGTATCTGCCAGATATCCTTATCGAAATCGAATTCAGTCCATTCTGATTCTCTCAATTCGATGGTACGCACGCCGGTAAGCATCAATAAACGTGTCGCGGATTGAGTCACTTCGCTTCCGCTATAGCCCGCCAAGGCGATGAGGAATTCATTCATTTGGTCGGTTAAAAGGTGTGGGAAATGTTTTTGCTTCGGTGCTTTAAGTGCGCTGGCAAGATCAGTAACGGGGTTGAACTCCGCCCGTCCGGTAATCACGGCATAGGTGAAAATTTGCCGACAGGCCTGTCTGGTTTTTTTCAATTTATCCAAAACACCGCGTTGCTCCATTTTTCGGAGCACAGCCAGCATTTCGGCGGGTTTAATCTCGGTAACGGCACGTTTACCAATATACGGGAAGATATCTTTTTTCAGATATTCCAGAATGTCTTCAGCATACCCTTTTGACCAGTTGGGGCGTTTATGTTCGTGCCACTCAATGGCAATAGATTCAAAACTATTGCTGACTGCAAACGCTTTGGCTGCCTTTTCAGCTTTCTTTTCCTCTATCGGATCATTGCCATCCGATAGCGTCCGCCGTGCTTCGTTTCTCTTGGTTCTTGCTTCTGCGAGGGAGATATCAGGATAGACCCCTAATGCGAGTAATTTTTCTTTGCCTGCGATCCGGTACTTCAACCGCCAATAGCGAGCGCCATTAGGGTTAACCAATAGGTATAGTCCGCCACCATCTGCAAGTTTATAAGGCTTTTCTTTCGGCTTTGCAGTGTCCACCTGTCGGGCTGTTAGCTTCATCTGGGGGTATCTCACTTCATTGAACCTGAACGTACCCCTAAATATACCCCCATAAGATCGTGGATTTCAACCTACCTGACTGGACTACAGAAGAACGGGAAAAGGCTAATGCTGCATATTTACTGGGGTTTTGTGGACTTTGGAAGACGTTAAGATATGAATGGATGGTACGCCCTACAGGATTCGAACCTGTGACCTACGGCTTAGAAGTGAGTAGAGTCACTATCTAAATCAACCAATTACCGCATTTATCGGCGCTCACACGTCCCACCTTACCCAAACTTACCCCTTGTTACTCCTCCTTGCTTTTCAATGCCTGTCCCAGATCTGTCCCAACCACCCCACCCACCAACATCACCCTATACACTCAATCTATTTTTCCAACAACCATGCCCAATATCTGGATCTGCGCCGCGAAATGATGCAGTGGTTCGCTGACTATGCTGATGGGGTGTCAGTGCTTAACCCCTGAGCATTACTGTGTAATGGTTCGCCAATGAAAATAATTACTAAGTGATTTGGATATTTATTGGTGTTAACCTTAATTAACTTAACTCAATAACTAAGTGTGACATCATGTTGAAATATAGATCTGATATTGATGGACTAAGAGCTATAGCAGTATTGTTAGTCGTTTTTTATCATGTCGGTTTACCTGTACCCGGAGGCTTTATTGGGGTTGATGTCTTTTTTGTCATATCTGGATTTTTGATAACCTCAATAATATCCAAAGAAATAAGAGATGAAAAATTTTCGTTTAGTGACTTCTATAGTAGAAGGGCAAAACGATTATTACCGCCATTCATCTTCATGGTCATTCCTGTATTTATATATTGCTGGTATAGTTTACTTCCTGATGATTTAACATCATTCGCGAAAAGTGCATTATTTTCCATACTTGGAGTTAGTAATTTTTATTTTTATTACAACACTAATTATTTTAATTCAACGGATATTGAGCCTCTCCTGCATACATGGTCATTGGCAGTAGAAGAACAATTTTATCTATTCTGGCCTTTAGTCCTAATTTTTCTGCATAAGAAAAAATCGTTACGTTTAAACTTAATCTTATTATTTTTTGCTTTAATCTCATCTATATCTTTATCTCAGTACTATGTTACTAATGATAAGAATCTAGCATATATGATGTTGCCATTTAGATTTTTTGAATTAATGACAGGAGCAGTACTGGCGTTGGGTCATGCTCATATTAAAATAAGCAATAAAATTCTTGATGCGACTTCAATTGTTGGTTTTTCATTAATTATATTAAGCGCTTTATTTATTGATAAAAACAGCCCGTTCCCTGGGTTGATGGCTCTGCCTGTTGTCATCGGTTCAGCAATATTCATTGCATCCTATACAGAAAATAAGATTGGTTTCTTTAACAAAATTCTATCAAATAAAATGATAGTATACATAGGTAAGGTCTCATATTCGTTTTATTTGTGGCATTGGCCAATAATAGCACTACTCAAATATCAAGGCTTTGAATTAAAAACAATAAATGCAATTATTATTGTTTTGTCTGCATTTTTATTAGCTTGCTTTAGCTATCACGTCGTAGAACAACCATTCAGGAAATTAAATTATAGAAAATTTATATTACCATCTATATATGTAATACCTGCTTTTATGATAGCGTCTTTATATTTTTTCATAAACAAAAATAATGGATTTGAAAATAGATTTGATAACCTACTCCCAGAATTGAGTGAGGAAAATACCGCTCATATAATACGAAGTGAATGCATGGAAAAAATGAAAGTTGGTAATTATGATGAGTGTTACTTGGGTGTTAAAAAAGAAATTCCTGATGGGATTCTTATAGGCGATTCCTTTGGTAATGCATATTCTGGCTTCATCGATTCTCTAGCTAAGGATGCAAATATCATGATACATGATACAATGAAAAGCTCTACTCCATCCATACCCGGTGTTTATGTATCTAAGTATGATGCCACAATTAGTAAAGATGACGCAGAAAGAATAATTAAGTACACTAAAATGAGATCTGAGCTGGCAAAAAATAGCAATATAAAATATGTTATTTTATCTGATTTTTTTGGTCAATATGATGACAAGAATAAATATTATCGGGTCTACAACAGCAAAGGGGTAGACGTTAGCGAAAAAGCGCATGACATGAGAAATGAATTCATAAATGACTTAATCAAAGACGGGAAGATGGTTTATATATTGGCAAGGCCATTTAGAGGGCTGACTAAAAACGAACTTCATGAGTTGATACGTTTAAAAATAAAGAGATTCAATATCGACAATATCTATTTTTCATATGGTGACATAAAGAACTCAAGAGAAGAATATATGATAGAAAAAGAGATAAAAGGCGTAAAAATCATTGATCCAAATGATGCAATCTGTAATAAAAATGAATGCTCAGCATCTATAGATGGGAGCATCTTGTTTAGAACTGATGGGTATCATCTTAATTACTCATCATCTAAAAATTTAGGCAATGAATACTTGAAAGTGCATGGAAATCCATTCAAATGATATAAGCAGGAACTCATTATTTTGATGGTGAGTTCCTGTTCGGTAATTATTTCATTAAAGTAAGTAAATAATTAACACCCTCTGTTAATTTATATGAAGTTCCATTTATAAATACTCCATATACTACCTCATTCTCATTTACCGAAAAATCATAAACTCCAATTATTTTTCGCACATTCAATTCATCATCTATTAATATGGAATTTTCTGTGGGTCGCTTACCACTTGGTAGTGAAATTTTCACCTTAACATTACTACCGGAAATCCCATCCAGAGATTTAACTACGATAGACGTTTGAGATACCTCCCCAGGCGGCAAATCTTGCCTAATATTTATTAAATCTTGAGATAATATTAATTTCTCCCTAAGAGCAACGTTAGATACATCTATTGAAATTAAATTTCTATTTTTAGCCGAAGAAATTAACGTCGATTTGTCAAAAATTACATATTGATAAGTTAAAACTCCGCTTTCATCATAATTTGATATTGAGCTTATTGGAGTTTCATTGTCTGTGGACAGGATATGAAAATTTGTTCCATTTAAAATATACCCGTTACCACTATTAGCTGTACTCCCCCCCCATCCGTTTGATATAAATATATTATTTTTTAAATAATGTTCACCGCCGCTAATAAAAATACCTCCGTAACATGCCATGCTATTTATACTGAAAGCGTCTGCACCTTTTGTGATGCAGTTGATGATATTAATCTCGCATATTTTACTGACACCGCAATTAGCAATAACAGTGGGTATTGATAACTCTATGGGGTCAGAATTTTTTTCATCATAAATAATTTCAGCAATACAGCTAATATATTTAGCAATAGAAATCCCATACGATAATCTGCTAATAATGTGCATAGAAGTCCGCAAATTTTTGGCAATAACTCCGCTGCATTCTATAAATGACTGATTGTTTGCTGAATGATGATTCAAAGCTATTGATGCGCAATTATCAACCTGAGCGCCAGTAACGTATACTGAACATGAATTGGCTGTAAATGCCGCCCCTAAAAATGTATCCGCACCATTTGCATATGCATCTTTATATGTCCCGCCGTGAATTCTAACTGTAACATCTTCATCCTCAGCAACAACACATCCTTTGGAGCCATATGGCGAATCTCCAGCGTCAGATGAGCAGTTGTAAAGAGTGGTTTCGTGTTTTCCAAACCCTGAAGTAGCTACCCCTCCCGCCCACGAGTCCATAGCATATGCTGCGTACCCAAGACTGCGGGCATTAGCATAGCAATTATATAAAAAAACCCGGTCGCTGCTCATGGAATACACGACACCAACAGATCCAGCTCGTTCAAAATGTGAATTAAATACTGAGATATTGCAACTTCGAGTTATAAGTAAAGCATGCCCCCCATTTTGCGCGGAAAATGTACGTCGTTTTTCAAAATTTAAATCCGTACTAGCATCTGTATTACCATACCCTTCACCACAAGAATCAATTCTAACATCTCTCAATGTGATATTTTCACACCCATCTATCGTTAGTGTTGTAGGATATCGCAATGCATCTATCGATTCTCTGGGGTTATAAACAAAAATATAACCATTTCGGATGGTAATATTTTTGCAATTATATAGCCGCAAAACACTATCTAAAGGGGCTGCGTCACCTTGACTAACTCCATTAACTGAGTTGTAAACCGCATATTTTTTACCGATCAAATCTAAGACATCATTATCTTTTATGCTGTTTAATGCCGTTATTAACGCATCAGTATCATCACTAATTCCATCCCCAACAGCACCAAAATCCAACGGGCTGATTATTTCGGCGTTTTTATCATGTTGCGTTCTGGCGACTGCGTTTGGATATGGCTGCTTTACGGCAATTAATGCATCGCCATTCCCATCTGACGCGCTTTTCAATCTTTGTTCCAGTCTATCAGGATCATATTTCAGCACATTAGGGAAATAGAACTGCTGTGCTCCGTAACTGTCATAAACAGCCATAGAATGCCCCTCAACGGTCACAAACTTGGCAATCTGTCCGGCATAAACCGGATAACCAGCAGCATTGATAATGATAGGCTGTGGTGCTGGAACCAAATCACCATTCTCACGTTCCAGATAAACCTGAATCTGGTTCTCTGGGATGGTCGGATCGGTATCTATCTTACCAATGTATATCCTGCCGTTAGAGCACGCCTTGAAGGAACGTGCCATAGTAAATAACTGAGATGGCATTGAGACGACAACATTAGGGGTTATTTCTGACATTTATGTTACTCCAAGCGTGCGAAATCCCAGCAGGGAAAACTGTATTGGTTGAAATTTGGATGTAAAAAAGCCGCAATTAAGTGGCGATAATGGTGTAATTATCAGTCTAATTACTGTTCTTCTTCGTTCTGATTAGCCCATCCAATGATACCGATGCGAGCAATTGTGCGCTTATCAATATCTGGTAGTGAATCATAGAACTCTCTCCATTGCTTAGAGGTTCTAAGCTTGGCTTCATCAAAGGCTTTACGATATTTGCTTTTTCCTCTTGCGGGAGGAACTTCAATTCCTTTAGTGGCTTGCTGAAATTCAGAGGATAAAATTAATTTCTCAGCCGCTTCCGAAGATCCTGCACCGCCAGCCATTCGAGCACGAACCGCTAGCTTTTCACCCAATGCACCACCCGCCACGGCACCCAATGGTCCTAATTTAGTCCCTGCCATTGTGCCGACTCTCCCGGCATATTTCGCCATTAACTCATGAGGTGCAGTCACTGCGTCAAAACGTTTTGTAAAATCATTCAATCTTCCAGTGGTTATTTCGAATGACTTTGCTCGCCGGATAGCATTGGCCACGACATAAGTATCATGTAGTCCAGACATAAACTCGCGGGGCATGTACTGCGCGAGAATACGCAGGTTGCCAGATGTCCTTAGATTCTGATACCAGTCAGCGAATCCAGCCGGATTAAAGTCTGCACCACGCTTACCTGCTGATAGCATATCCCTGATAGCAGTCCCTGCAACCTCTTGGCGCATTTGTCTGCTGGGAATGTTTTTCATTAGCTCAGAGAATTGTTTCGAATTCCCTCGCGCAAGAGAGGCAACTGCCAGTGTGCTACGATTCGCGATATCTCCTGTCAGGTTCTTGCCGCGCAACTGCACCATCTGATCTTCCAGTCCTTTACGCATTTGAACCAAGCGCTGAGCGACTTCAAAGTCCCTGCCAGCACCCACATCACCTAATACAGCCCGCTGATCTTTAGATAACTGAGAGTAGAGATATCGCAATGCTCCCTCATCAGCATCTTTATATGGGCCGCGATTTTTAAATAATGCCTGACCAACTAAACGGCGCTGCTTATTCAAGTTGGCATAAGTGAGAATACCATCCTGACTCGGATTAACGGCCTTGAATACAGTTTTCTCAATCGTGTCCAGATTATCCCATCCACCCAATTCATCAGCCTTTCTTTCAAGAGCTAATGCTGTATTGTTGGCTTCAACTCGTGTTGCGGGTAGCATGGCATTATCAACCTGTTTATAAAGCTGATCACTACGATGCTCAAGCGCCGCCATCCTGCTGTCAACCTGTCCAATAATTTTCTGATTCAATGATAGTGCATCAGGGGCTTTAGCAACATCATCAATGAGCTTTCCGGCACTCTCAGAAAGTTTCAGAATGGCCGTATCTTCTTGCTGCTTAAGTGCTGAACCAGCACGGGATTTAATGGCCTGTTCAACGGCTTGATATTGTTGGTTGCCCGATAAATGGGAAGGAAGCAGATCCTCAGTTACTCCAAGCCTATCAGCGGCGGCTTTTACATCAGGCTGCACTTTGACATCAAGACCTTGAAGGGAAGAAGCTAAGTCTGGGTTCTTCTGGGCTGCCATTTGGCGAAGTGTTTCTTCTGGCGTTAGTTGTTTCTGAGGGGGAGGTTGCGGTGCACCTTGTCCGGCTCCACCTGCTCCAGCACCTTCCTCTGCTCCACGAAATAGCTTATTCAGCCCTGTCTTTTCACCAACGACATTCAGCGCCTTACCCAGAACCGGAGTGACAACCCTAGCCACCCCGCTAGCAGCAGTACCAATACCGAGGTCAGTCGCCAACCCACCAGCATTATCTTTTGAGCTGTTCTGAGCTAATGCGCCTATAGTATTTTCAGCCACCATGTCAGCCAGTTTAGTTGCGCCTCTCTCCAGTTTACCCGCATTGACAACAGAACCTAATGCCGCTGCTGTTTTTTCTGCGCCGATGCCGGGTATTAAATAAGGCGCAACTTCTGAACCAATTTTGGCATATGTATCTTGGGGCTTAAGATTATCTGGTAATTCAAATCGTGAAGCAGGAGTATACGTTCCATCACCTAATCCAGCCTTTTCACCCGCCCAAGCACCAGCACTAACCACGGCATCACCAATGCTGGGAATAATATTAGCCACGTTTACGCCCGCTTGAAGAAAGCCTTTTCCAGCTTCTGCGATTGGGTTACCCGCTTGTTGCTGTTGTGGTAATGGATATGCTGCATAGAATTGTTGTCGTGCGGCTTCGACCTTATCACCGGCTTTAGGTACAACTACTTCATTGAAATATTGTTCCTGCGCCGCTGCCTGCTGTTGTGGGTTTAGCGATTGGTATTGTGAGGACGCAACAACGTCCCGCCACGGTTTAGCCATTAGTCACCCCATAAACTTGAATATTCACTTTGATTACTGGATGGAGCAGATTGCTCTTTTCTATATTTCTCCGCCTCTGTACTGAATTTATTATCCAGTCTCTGCTTTCCCTTATTGGTGACGGAAATGATTGTCTTAATCGTTTCTTTGGCCGCTTTTTCTGATATGGAAGGAGACAGCTTACCTATAGCATCTGTCACTCTTTGTCCTTCCGCATTAGATAATGCCCCTAGCCCCTTCATTAACTGAACGTTTGCTAGAAATGTCTGTGATTTCAGTGTGTCAACCAAGGCCTCAGTATTGGCGGCATCAGTACCGGGAAGATATCTGTTACCAAAGGGGTTTACGTTAATCCCAAAATATCCATTAAATCCCGGGCTATCCAATATCCGGTTTGCCGTGCCGATGGTTTGATCAATAGCATTGACCTGACTGAGATAAGTATCATATTTATCAGTTTTAGCTTGCTCGCCTTTCCGTTTGAACTCTTGCTGTTTCAGAAGCAAGTCATCGCGTTTGATTTGATTTGTTTCCGTTTTTAATTGGCGGTCAATAGCATTTTGGGCGAACTCGACCTTTTTGATCTCTCTGTCGAGGCGGGCATTTTCAGCCCCGATATCTTGTCCGCGCATCTGGATATCCTGCCCCCTACGCGCTGTGGTTGCGGATATATCTTGGCCTCGTGCCTGTAGCGACTCAGACGCTTGGCTACTGCGGATGCTCTCCGACAATTTCCCGCGATCAATTTCCCGGCCTTCTTTCTTATCCAACACTGCAAACTGGTCTTTCGCGCTCAATGTCCCCAGCTTAACGGTAGAAAGAACCTCATTGAATTGCTCAGGATTGTTCGCGTACATAGTCATTAGCTGCTGAGGCTCGACACCTTTAGACCGGATAATCTCAGCATTCTGCACAATAGCCGCTGCCACATTGCGCGGATCGCCTGTCGATATCGCCAACTGCAATTGATTTACCGTGCTATCTAATGCTGCAACATCTTGTGCGCTTCTGAACCCCAACTGAGCCTGAATATTTTGTAACTGAGAGGGATATTGAACTGTCAGTTTTCGCAGTTTTTGCGGATCATTGATTGCACCGGGCAATGCCTGTTTAAATGCTTGCTGTTCGCTCATCTGTTGCTGCATTTGTTGGTTTTGCAGGTTTAGCCCCGTCAATTGAGATTGACCGAGCCTATTTTGTGTCTCCTTTAGTGCCTGACCTGCCAAATCAGGCATGAGAGATTCATAATAGTTAATTGGCTGAACCATCAGAACATGCCCCCCATCATCCCGCCAAACATTTTGCTGGCCATACCGCCGAACTGATTAATGTCCTGCGATGCACCATTATTGATGCTGTTGCTGGCACCCGCTGCGATCTGCCACGGAAGTGCTTTCCTCCCTGCATTTATTGCCCCTTGTTGGCTATACAGCGAACCGAGGGCATTCGCATTGTTAGCCGCTGCCGCAGACTGAGCACCCGCACCCGATAGACCAACGTTAACCAACCCCAGCAACTGGTTATACATATCCTGTTGCTCGGCAGTTTTCATATTCAAGTAGTTCTGGCCTAGTTGTGGTGCAATAGAGGCTAACGCATTACCATTTGCCGTCGAACCTAATCCGCCCGTTGCCTCAGCAGAGGCTAATTGTTGGTAACGAGATTGATCTGCTAGTTGCTGGTACTCTGGGCTATTGAAGTACTGACCGAGTAAGGCATTCCTATCTATCGGTTTACCCGCTAAGCCCTGTAAACCAGATAATCCAGATTGTCCAGCCTCACGGAACGGTGATAGCCACTCACTCTGCTGCTGGAACATGTCCTGTTGTGTATCAATGGCTCTGTCGTTTGACCGGGACTGTTCTTTAGCGCCTTTACTCGCCCCGATACCACCGATTATTCCGCCTACAGCGCTACCGATACCGCTAACTATTCCACCCATAATTAACTCCTAACCATTAAAAATAATTGTTCTCTGCGCCCATCAATGAGTTCAACGACATCATCTGATTGCAGGTGAAAGCCAAATTTCCGCGCCAAATTACAGACGTGCTTCGATGCTGAAAGGATCGGCGCATGGATAACCCTATTGCCAATCAGTGAAAGAATATCGCGGGCGGCATCACTGGATCGGTGTCTTTCGCCTTTCTTCATCGCCATGTGCAATTCAACATGTTCGCCTCGTTCAATCACCACAAATACACCGCAGCCTTGCCAGAAATAATAATCAGCCGGATAATCCACCCATGACGGAACGCCCCACAACCGCATGAGTTGTGAGCCTGTAATCATGTCAATTTTGGTCATTAGTTGATGAGTCCGTGAGTCCTGAGCGCATCTTCCAGCGCTTTGATACGTTGCCTGCCTGAGATAACGAGAGATACCAATGCTCGTATCTCTGCTGGGGTGTATGTGCCACTAATTGACTGCGAGGCATCGGAGTTAAACGAACCCTTTAATGCCGTTCCTGTTGACGCTGTAAATCCGGTTACACGAGCGCCTACCACCTGAACGCCACCAATTGAATAAGATGTGGTGACATTCAATGGAGAAGACAGCGATTGAACGGTAGTCGCAGATTTCGATATGTAATCGCCTTTGATTGTCTTTACATCACTCTCTACAGCAGAGATTCGCTCATTCTGTCTGGCAATATTGGATTCGGCCGTTGTCAGCCTCTGCTCATGATTGACAAGCTTTTCTTCTGCTGAGGTGATTCGTTTTTCATGGTCGGTAAGTTGCTTTTCATGATCTGCCAGCACAACATCTTGCTCATCGTTTTTTATCTGAGCATCATAGGCTCCATCACCTGCCTGATTAGCCTTGTTCGCCACATTCCCTAAATCAGCTCCCTGCTGGACAACATAGAGAAAATAGGGTTGGGAGAAATTAGCAGGAAGTAAAGTAGCATCTATTCGAGTCGCCTGTATCTCTACAGGGTTTTTGAGACTATTATCAGCCATAATTATTCCAACCTGATTTGACAACCTGAGAGCGTTACAGGAGAGCGAGTTATAACCCTGACCTTGAAACCGATGTTTTTACGGATACGACCAACACGCAGCCAAAGCACCCGCTTGTCATAAACAAATGGCGCGTTCTGTTCGATCATCTGTTCTCGACCGTAATTGATGCCGTCAGCCGTTGCAGAGAGAAATAACCTGTCAGCGTATTGAGATACACCAGTCGAGGCTTCCAGCTCGAAATCGAATACCCGTGCGTTGTCGGCTTTGAACATTGGCGTATACAGCAAATGCTCCTGCTGCTGCCCGTACTGATCAGAAGTAGAGAAGTTAAGCTGCCCAGTCACAGGCTCGCGTTTATCGCCTACCGTGATTCGATTACCTTCAAATATGAAATCGATACTGCGATAAACATCATCGAACAGACCTGTTTTCAGGATGCACCATTGCACACCACTCTGACTGGCTGAGGCGTCATAGCACAAAACATGACGCGGTAGGTGGATAATCAATAATTCGTGTGCATCGAACCGCACCGTTTCCATCACACCAGCAGCCAGTTCATCTGCCGTGTAGTCTCTCAGTATCTTCTCTATTGATGCTGTGGCTATCGGCGATACTTGTCCTTGCCGAATGACATAGACCGATGGCGCACCCGTGGCCTGATGGCTGATAATGGCGTGGGAATCACCGAACACTGTTTTGCAATGCGTGCCAGCAATGCCTTTCTGCACCATTAATGAGGGCTGAGCGACATAGATAGCGGCCTGTGTATCGGTCGCACCCGTCAGAGAGAAATACTCAATAGTTGACGAACCGAAACAGACCACGAAATCGCGCCATGTATCTATGCCGATAATTCCATCGGGTTGAGACTCCGCCCGGTACAATGCACGATAACGGTCTGGATGTGATTCATCCTCAAGATCAGTTACACCAAACGTATCAGTGCCCTCTTTCGCCCAGATATAACGCCCACGAGAGCGACAAATATCACGCACAGAGCCGATTTCATATTGTTGGAATTTAGATGAGGCAGGCCAGTTCTCCAGACGTTTGACAGTGCCGTCATAGCGATAAAGTGACATTACGCCATTTGCGGCCACGACCTGACTATTGTAACTGTGTGCCATGCTGATACGACCGGAGCCGGAGACATCACCAATAACATTGTTGGATTTATACAGCTTACTCCCCAGTACGCGATAGACGGCAGACTCTTTAGTATTGAACTCCGCCCCTCGCGAGATACCAGTAACATCAGCGCGCTTTGTTATACCGGGAAAGGAGCGGAGATAACCAGAGGAACCCAGTATTTCTTTCGGTGTGGCCAACATGTTGACCGGAAGCAAATCGACATAATCGGCAGAACGATAGTCTTTACCCGCCCCCTTCATCAGGGGGAGTTGTTGAATCGGCATGTGGTTTGTCCCCGGGATAAAAATGCCAGCCGTTAACAGTCGCCCAGTGATTACCTGAACCAATAGGCATTCGTGCTGGATAATCAGAGCGTGATTTCTTGGCACGAGATATGGCAGATTGCTTATACAAAAGCTCTTTGCCATATCTGGCTGTGTTGATGATCTTTATTGGCGGCTCAATGGCGTAATCTGGGGCAATTCGCACAGCGAGGTTATGAATAACGGCACTAATTGCACTACTTTTCATGCCGTGCTCGTCACCGTCAGCGGGTGGATTATCAGCATCAGAAAATCGATATCCAGCATTAATACCTGCACCGTCCTGATACCATTCCGCCATCATCAACTCTAAATCACTAATAGCATCTTCCATTGATTGCGGTTCGATATCGGATAACGTGGCATTGGAAGCAACACCCAGCTTACGTAATGCTGACTGAACTAAGTCACCCTTGGTTATTAGGCTCATTTTTCTTACCTTTACCCAGATTTACGGGCTCGGTTTTCAACGTGTCATTCGGATGTTCAACCCAGCCATCAGCTAAATATTCGTCCAATTCCTCTGGTTCAATGACCGTGATTTGCAACATCATTCCCCAGACATTGACCTCGCCGTCTGGCTTGTAGAGCATCTTTTGCATGATTTTCCTCACAAAATTATCCAATCGTTAGCTAAGAGATCTGTTTGACTGGCAAGCCATCCAATCACTAGCTTGTTATCCGTAGTCTTCATGCAGATGGAATCAACAAATGATGGTTCTCCAACATACTCACCATAACCATATTCAAGCCCGACTTGTAAATCCCTCCCTTTAATTAAGTACAGGAACATTCCCTTGCCGTTCCAGCCAGTACGAGTAATACGCTTACCTGATTTAACTGCTTCTAACGCTTCACTAAATGTGGTCATTTTCACTTCTCCAAAAAGAAAAGGGAGCCGAAGCCCCCTGAGATTATTTCTGACCCGCCAGCCCAACGCCGATAGCCTCTGGACGAACCGCACACGCGGAGTACCACAGCGCAATACGGCACTTACCGGACAATGTACCGATATCCCCTTGGTAGGCCACAACACCATTCAGCCCCACGTTAGGAATTGAGAAGCTCTGAGTCTTCATGCCAGAGAACAGATCATGATTAACTGGGATAGGCTGCGATACCAGACGGATAGAATCATCAGCCCAGAACACATTCGCCTGTGTGGTCTTGATGTTCAGTACATTGACTGCCATACCATCAGCCAGCGAGATGTTCACATTGGCATAAGCTCGCTCTTCCGGTGTTAATTTGTCGTCGCTGAGTGCAACAGGCTTTGGTGTGATAGTGACATCACTCCCGTTCACAGCCACAACGGAAAATGTTGCATCTTGTGTCAGAATGTTCTTCGCCATCTGAGACAGATATTTCACCCCAGCGAAAGAAATCTTATCACCCCGTTTCAAACCAGCGCCGCTCAACTTAACGACAGCAGTACGGTTATCTACGTTCTCGCGGTTTCCATCAGCATCAGCAATCCATGCTTGAGGCTTGAACTTCTGGGCACCAGAAACAGTGAGACCTGTCGCTGTAGACGCTGGTAGAGATGGCATTTTCGGAGAGCGCAGAACGTCATTGAATCCGGCGATCTGCTTCTGGATAGTCCCAGACTTGTACGCATCCTCTGGAATCCGACCGTAAAAGTCTTTGTTTGTCAGATCCTGACCTGCCCCACGGTAATCTGTCGGGTTGAAGAAGAAAGACAGACCCGCGCTGCGATTCAATTCGCGGGAGAAAATCAGCACCTCCGCCTCTGAAATGAAATCCCAGCCCGTTTTAGCTGAGCCGATCGCCTCTGGACTTGCTACAACCAGAGAACCCATTTCCACAGCTTGCTTAGCGATTGCCATCTCGACGTTGTTCGCCAGTTTCTGACCGGATGCTTTGAGGCGGCGACGTATGGAACGCTCATCACGCAGATCATCCGCACGAAGCTGGAAGAAATCGTTATCAGGCACACCCATGTTGCACTTAACGGACAGTTCCAAGATACCCGTTTCTTTGTTGGTGAGATCCCACCCCTGCTGGGTAGGCGCTTCCTGTTCCAGTGGCATCCACACGGTATTCTGTGAACGCTGCATATCACCCGCAGGCGGTGCATATTTTTCTACACGCTGCGCCATGGGTGTGAGGTTTTCCACGGTCTCCATTATCTCATCGACCATGTATGTGATCACTTGACCTTCGTTTAAAGCCATCGCTTAAATTCCTTTCAACTGTTGTTTTAACTTGCGGTAAAGCTCCGTGTCGCCTTTACTGGCGGCTGCATCCATCTGTTTTTGAATAGCATCACGATTAGCGGCAGTCACATCGCCACTTAATGGTGTATCAGCAGGCGGAGCGGCAGAAATTGGCTTACCGCGAGGTTTGATAGTTAACTTGTCAGCAAGGCGCGTCAGTTCGATTAACGCTTGCTGTGATCCGAGTGTCAGCAGTTGCCGCGCTTTCTCTGGATTTGCGCCCAGGTGATACATGATCGCAGCCGACTTCTCCGGGAAGAGATGCATAATTTCCGTATCAATACCGGGCGGTACGACTTGGCGGAAAGCGTCCTCTTTTTCCTGATAATCAGGCAGGTTAAGTTTTTCTGCGGCGTCATAGTGTTTCCTTGCTGACTCGACAATGTGTGCTGATTGCTGGGTAAATGCCTGAGTTTTGCGCCCCTGCTCGGCAACAGCCTGACTACGAGCATCCATCGCGTTCATCTGCCATTCAAGGTTTGCCTGCTGGTATGCAGCTAATGCACGAGACTGGTCATAGTCATACTTCGCCAATGCATCATCAGACAGATAATTATTGATATCTGGCTGTGTGGGTAACTCAGGTTTTACCCGTAAATCCTCCGGTAACTCTCCGCGCTGTACTGCCTCCATCTGCTGCTCCAGCTCGCGCTGACGCTTACGTTCGATGCGTTTAGCTGCAAAATGCGCATTAGTTGCCGGGTCTTGTTTCTGGGTCTCATCGTCACTCAGGACAATATCAAATCCGTCGCTCTGCCCCGTTGAATTGGCATTATCAACATTGCTCTCAGTGGATGCCGCCGCCTGAGTACCGGACAGGGATAATGCTTCAGTAGCCTGAATTTCGTTGGTATCACTCATGTTTATTACTCTCTCACATGGTTTGAGGGATCTCGCCAGTATTGGCGGTAGGGATGTTGGATTGTTGCTGTTTAGCAACCTCATTCAGCAATTTGATAGCGTCCATCACGGCTTTTTCATCTATGTTCCTAGCCTGAGCCAGTTTGTAAATGGTGTTCGCCTGTGATTCTTGAGCCTGTTGCTGAGCGGTGAATGCTTTGATTTGTGTCTCTTGTGCTCTGGTCTGTGCATTAACAATTTCCGCCTGAGCCTTTTCTTGCTCTGCCATTGCTGCCACCATCATCGGATCTTGTTGCTGCTGAGATTGTTGCTGAGCCTCAGCAAGCCATTGCTCCTCTTCCGGTGTCTCTGGTTTTTTCAAACCCTGCACGACAAGTTGCTTGGTCGCGTATTCACGGGTGATATCGATACCTTTACCATCCAACAATGACAGGAATTGAAGTAGCAACACATTCCACGCCGGATGTTCAATGGGAACCGATTTCAATAACTCGCCGATTTCTGCTCTGTTCTGCTCCTTCATAGACTGGAACGATGGGCCAACATCGGTGTAACACTCGTAACGTCCACGAACGTCATTGAGTACAGCACGCTGCCCCGTCATTAGATCCACGACCTCATTCATTACCTGAACGTCTTTCTCGCTACCATCCGGCAATGTCATCACCACATTGCGCGGCACGTCATAGATATCATTGACGATTGAGGCGTATATCTCACCATCTCGGCGCATGGCGGTAGATAGATTGTCCTGAAACACATAGGTTTCGAGATCTGACCGCATATTTAGCTGATTGATGGTATCGAATGCTACCTGATTACCGTTCACCGCCTCAGAATCAACACCCACTGTAGCAACGGATTTCACGGCATTAGTCGCCGCCTCCAGCATATAGGCATTAGCCTGTGGTACTTCTGGGTTATCCATATAGGCGATTGGCTGAGTCGGTAAGTCAGAGTTATTTTCATCCGTTTTGTTCATCAGGTAATACGGATAATCATCTGTGCCATTGTACATATGTTCGTAGCCTGCGATTTGCTCAGGCCAGAATATCGGTTTCTTCTTCGGCGTTCGGGCTACGATGTCAGCATTGAATGACATGATCATGTTGCGCAAGCGTTGACCGTCTTTTGTCAGCCTGACTACACCTTCATAAACTTCTTTATCATCCACGAATCCCCATTCACCGAACACCGGAACAATGGGTATATGCTCACCTGCAATCAATTCTCTATCTTTCAGGACAGCGGAGCATGACAGAATGGTTTTATAGACACGGCGACGTTTAACCTTGCGCTCACCTATCTTGACCATCCCTTTATCAGCCAGCTCATCGATCACGTCTTTGATTTCGCGCTTGAAATAACTGACAGGTTCACCAGATAAAGGATCTTGGTAGATGAATACGAGTTCTTTCTTTTCCTCTACCTCGTAGTATTCCGCTACATGAATAGTGTTCTGCGTGAACCACGGGAACGCCCATGTATTGGGACTCTGAAATGAGGGAGTGTCATCGCCATCTAACCCGAATTCCTCAGCAAATGCTGTCCAGCCGTTTTTACTCAGTGAATGGATGATGGTGCAATGCGATGCATCAGATTTGTCCATCTGCTGGCTATTGCCGTCCCAAATAACATGGGAGCAAGCACCATGAATAGGAACGCGGCGAATAACCTGATTGTTGCTCGTCGGGTCTTGGTCTTCATAGTCTGTCACTAAGCGCCATGCACCAACACCGCACTCTATTTGCTCACGAACGGCAATGTTTACCGATGTTTTAGCCGTGTTGTGCCTCATGTCTGTTCGGTACATACCCATCAGAACATCAGCACTATCAGGATTAGCGCTCTCTTTGGGTCGGTACATCACATCAATCGGGTTCTGGCGCATCTCTGCCACCAGTTTTCGCACCACAGGGCGTACTACATCAAACTGCCCACGGTATTGCAGGGTTGTATATTTGTTTAGCCAGTCGTCCCATTGCGACACACGACTAAAGAACAGATCGTTACGCGCCTCGGTTCTGGCTTCTTCGCTGGCTGTCCAATCCGCATCAAACCGCTGTAGAATTGCCTCCAGCCTGCTATTTGTATTTTCGGCCATTATCTACCTCTGATTATTGGCTTGATGGGTGCCGGCATTTTCTTCTCTTTGGGTTTCTTGATATCACGCATCATTCTGGCAAACCTGCGCATCATGTAGGCGTAGCGAACAGCATCAATGACATCATCATTGGTTTTCGCTATTCGCCCGTTTTCGTCTCGGTGGTAAAGCCTAAACTCTTCGAAGAATGGCTCACAGGTGTTGAATACTCTAAATCTTCCTTCAAGCATCAAATCACGAAGCTCTGCCAAACCCGGTTCTACAGCGTTCCCGCCATCAGGCCAAGTTGCCCGCTCAGGCAGCATATTGAATCCGGCAGATGAATACTGCGTCTTGAGTTGCTCCCCGCCGCCTTTCTCATGCTGTAGCCCGTCATGAGGCCACGCAACAGGGATCTTGTCCGCCCAAGATTTAACAGCTCCCCATGCTTGAACAGCGGTGTTTTCTGACTTTTTCCACACTCTGGCTAGATAGAAAACATCTTCATCTTTATCCCACCACAGTTGAATATGCGCCTGTGGATGATTCCAGCCGAAGTCTTGCCCGTCGATAACATAGAAGTGATCAGGACATTCGAATGGCTGGCACTTGATGGTTTCTTCCGGTATCTGAAAGATGCGCCCGCTACCCATTGTCGGAATACCGCGAGATCGTGCATCTCGCTCATGCTCTGGATAAGAGGCAACGATTTGTTCTTTCTGCTCGTCCGTATAGTGATCAGCATCGTAAATGGTCATGTTGACCACTTTCTGCGCCCGGCTCGGGTTCTTGATGAATTTTTCAACTACCTGCGACATTCCCATCAGCGGGGTGAATGTCAGTAGTGAGAACTGTCCGTATTTGTTGGTTCGGGTCAGCCCTTCGGAATAAATAGGATAAGGAGGCTCCTCATCGAACCAGACGCCGTGTATTGTGTCGCCCTGCCAACGGGCGCGACCTTGCGAGTAAGGCTTGAAGTAGCAGATAGACATCCCATCTTCTACACCATCCGCGTTGTGATGCCTTATCAATAGATGATCAACGAGATTCGGGAAAAATGGTGATTTCTTCCAGCTAATGATGTCCTCTTTCGGGATTGAACCGTAGCCAGGCTCATCATTCTCTTCTATGCGCCCACAAAGAATACGTTGAGTAGTTTTGGTTACGGTTTCGTTTGTCTCTCCACCAACCCAGAATACAACTGGCTCATAAAATCGCTTACCTTTCCACTCTCCACCGTAAGCTCCATCATCAGAATAGCCCTTAGTGCCGGGGTATCTTCCGGTTAGATGGAATGCAACCTCTGCACCTCCAGTAAACGATTTACCTAACTGGTTACCAGCCATGAAGCAGCGCTCAGGATATTCTCCGCCTGCTTCAATGAAGTCTCTCTGCTTACCGTATGGGGTGAACTCGTAAAGCTGATGGGTTTCTCTGTAGGCGCTCTCTTCTTCAAGTAACTTAAGCAGTTCTATCTGCTCATCCTCGCTCAGTTCATCAAGAATCGCTTCTTCCACCACGGCTCAGTAACTCCTTAATACGAGAGCGGCGTTTGTCGCGATCTCCCTTATCAGGTGTCACGTCTTCAACTTGCTGCTGCTCTTTCAGCCCCAAATCACGGGCTATAATATTTGCATTCAATAGATCAGCCGCTGCACCAGAGAATTTCTGATCGTAGATAATCTTCTCTGCTCGCGTGGTGACCTCGATAAAGTCTTCTCTGGCACGGTATAATCGCCATGTGTCCTCGCTGATATCGAGAAACAAACACAGCCCTGTTAATGTCATGGCGCGCATCTTAGGTAGCTCAGCTTTCGTTATTACACCTTGAAAAGAAAACGCCTTTATCTCGTGCAGCGGATTGTCGTCTACCCATTCGAAATACTCAGTGCAAGCAGTCCACAATTGATCAGGTGATTCGAATATCGGCTTTCGTCCATGACTACTTCTAGCCTCCCAGAATCTATTTCCTTTTGGTGCTGCCATATTCCCTCCTTAACTCATTATCCAGCCCACTCTATGAATAGGCTGTGTGATGAACTACTTGAATAGACTCAATGCCTCTTGAGTATTGCGAATAGATTTATCCGTTCTGGCCACTACACCGGACTCGGTTTGCACGAGTTTGTATTGATCTTTGAATAGCTCAAACTTGAGCGTATCGTCACCGATAAACTCAATCGCTTTCTGGGCGGCTGCTGTGTCATTCATTACCAGTCGGAGTATCTCCAACCTCATTCGTTGTGATGGTGTTAATTCTGTCATTTAGAATTTCCTGCTATGTGTTGAAATATATTCCCGTGAGGATCGAAGACAACCCCAGCCCAAAACCTACACAAACCTCTATCAAGCACCCCTTTTCGGATGCTTTGGAGAACTTTGTATTCCGTTTAATTTTCGTTCTACTTACTCTGGTACAATTGCGGAGCAATTGCATAGAGAAACTATCTCGCTAACACTGCCCCCTAACACACTCCTGCCACCCCAGAATCATTGGCTCTGGGGTTGAAATTAAAATCGCCTAATACGTTTATGCAGAATCTCTGAGTACATTTTCATTGCTGACAGTTGTGCATCTAGTAGAAATTGGTCAATTTCTTCTAACTTTCTATAGGTGCAATCACCAATGAAATTAGATAATTTCTCAATCTTTTGATCTAGCTCGGTTGCTTCATCCATGACACGTTGTTGATGTGGTTGTATTTGATAACTCGTCATTTCATCACCTTATAACATTCAGTATTCACGTAATCCCTCAGTCCAAGGAACTGGCTTTCGAGGGTTTCAAGTTCTCCGAGGAGACGTACATAATCTTGTTCAGCGTCTTTCTCCAGTCTGGCGGGTCTTGAACTATCCACGCCGGAGGGGGCAGCGGTTTCACGCACGGGGCATTCGGCTTTGACGAACACGCGCTGAGTGTTAGTGCGCAAATCGTCACTGAGCTGATCAATCTTAGATTTAGCATTGGCGAGTACCTTAAGACGTTTAGCATCCTGTTCATGCAGCATATCAATGTGCGTGTTCTGGTAGTTGATGGTGTCGGTCAGTTGCTTGATTTCGGTTGCTTGGAGCCCATTAGCCTCTTTCTGTTTCTTATACTCAGTGCTGTAGTGGTAGCTTCCGAATGAGGCTATACCTGTAGTAACAATCAGAACAATGATCGTGTAGTGGGTTGGTGTGAGTTTCATGACAAAAACATCTGTTGCTCAGATGCCCTACGCCGAGTCAGACCGTTCATTACCTTACCCGCTGCTTTATTCCATCGGGGAAACTCTGCCGCTGCGCCTGAGTAATCACCCGTTTTGAGCTTCTTGAATAAGGTAGAACGAACAAAATTACCCGCACCACAATTGAAGATAAATGAGCACAAGGCATCAAACTGACCTTGAGTCAGTGGCACCTTAACCGCTGTTTCCAGAGTGATGTAGATAGGTTGCAAATCATCATGCAAGAAGGCTTCGGCCTGCTGCTCTGTGATTACTTGACCGGGTTTCACATCTTTCGTATGGCCATAACCAATCGTCCACGGAATGCCACCCGTAGCAGGGTCAGGGTAGGCTTTCAGCTTTAGGCCTTCCCATTGCTGAATGAATTCCAGTCCTTTATTGCTGATTTTCATCTTTGTTCCCCTGTCAGTCTGTTCCAGAAATAGGTTAGGGCGATGCTCCCCATTGCACCGGACACGCCAGCACTAACGAACATCAGGTATAAACTCAGCCCCGCTTCGAGACTGATAAATCCGCCTATCAGTCCGGTAAATCCCGAAACGACGACTTGGGCAAATGCCCCAATCCAGCTCCAGCGGGCGTTGCTGGTTTTTATATCGATGATGTAGCGGACTATTCCGCCCCATGCAGAAAGCAGCAGAAGTATCAGCCATTGATACAGTTCAATCGGATCTTTGTTTGGCAT